CTCAGACAGTGGGTGATCTCATTAACGTTGGTAATCGTGCCAGTAGCAGCCAACTTGGACCCAGCAACAGTCACACCAGCCAGATTCAGCAGATAACCGTTAGTGTCCACAGTCGCAGCACCAGTACCGTTGACCGAAGCGTAGATCAAAGAAGTGGCAGTACCGGTAGAAGCACCGGAAGCACAGTTCAGTTCGATCTCGACGGGAGCATAAGTACCAGCAGAAGTACCAGCAGAAAGGGTCATTTCAGCAACAAAAGCCGAACCCAGACCAGTCGTGCTGCCAGTCGCGCCATAGGTTACTTCGGCTTTCAGGGCGTTAGAAAACGAACCCAACGCTACGTTGGTGGACATTTCAAATTTTGTGCGCCCACCGTCCGCGCCAGCGCCGGACATGGTCGTGGAAACAACTAGCGGCTGGTATGTGCCGGAAGTCGCAGTGTTCGTGGTGGTGATTGTGTTACCGGACTCGGTAATCGCCAAGGTGCCTGCAAAAGCACCGATAAACCCGTTGTCAGACGCAACTGGGCCAGAAAAGGTGGTACGTGCCATGAGAAATCTCCTGTGTTGTAGCACATCCCCGTATCGTCTCTACAAAGTCTGCTAGGTCAGTCGATACGAGTAAAAATCCTAGACCTCTAAAGTGTACTGCATCCAGCAAAAAAGGGAAGAGGTTTTACCCCCCTCCCTTTCTTACTTAGGCACCCGGCGAACCGAACATGCCCAATGGATCAGACCAACCGAATGAATAACGCTCACGAGCCTTGTAACGGACGTTACCAGTATCGAAGTCGCCGTCCATCGAATTAGCCATTGGGGTACGAATGAAATGCTTCATACCGTTAGGCACATCGGTGGTCAGGAACCAAGCGTCGTTATCCGTCAAATAGTGGTTGACGGTATAACCCTCGGGGATCGAACCGTTGTTCTTCAACGCGTTGATGTCATTGTCAGCCGTAGACGTACGGAGTTCAGTCTCCAGAATACGGGTAGCAACGAATTGCAGCGAAGGAGGAACGATCAGTTTACGAGGCTTCGCAGCGATCAACAGACCACGTTCATCCGTCCATGCAGCGATCTGAATAACGGCGGCTTCAAGAGAAGTCTCGTTCAGGTCGGCAGGGGTGGTAGGCGTGTTGCTGTTGGTGCCACCAGAAACCAGCGGGTGAGCCGTCGAGAACAGAGGCTGACCATCACCGCCCGGATAGGCAGAGTTGAAGCCGTTGTTCAGGTTGGCAGCAGCCTTGGTCTGCTTGGTGTACGCCATCGCACGAGCCAGAGCCTTGGTGTATCGGCTAGACAGAGAGTCGTAGAGGTTGTCCTCAATCGCCTCTTCAGTCAGGCTGAAGCCAAGAGCAATGGTTTCGTGGGTGTAGCGAGCCGTGAAGACTTCCTGCGCGTTATCGTAGGCAATCGCACTGCCTTCGTTCTTCACCGGAGCAGCGGAGAAGCCAGACAGTTTGGTTTCCTCTTCAAACGAACGTTCGGAGGTCTCGGTTTCGTAAATCTCCTTGTGCTCTTCGCCATAGGTGGCATATTCCATGCCAAATAGGGCGTTCAAGCCGGGGAGGAGTTCTTTAAGTAGTTGTGCGCGTGAAATAGCCATTTGTCACTCCTTATACGCCGTTCGGGTTGAGATACTGATGTCCACCCGCAACAGTTTGACCAGTGACGCTAGGAGCGTTCCACTTGCAAATCACTTCAGGATAACCCACAAAAGTCAGCGTCACAGTACCAGAAGCGGTAGCGTTGGCAGACAGGGTCAACGAAGTGCCCGAAATGGCGGAAACCGTAGTGCCAGCAGCAATGCCAGTACCAGAAATTTCCATATATTTCAGGATGTCAGCGTTAGTAGCAGACAGAGTTACTGCGGTGCTACTGTTGGTAGTAGTAGCAGTAGCAGTCGTCACAATCGCAGTATCAGGAACCACATCAACGATGCGGAGCGGCAGAGTGGCAGTAGTCGCAGGAGCGGAGACGCCAGCAGCAGAATCACCAGTGGTGGTGCTGCCAGTGTTGTCAACCATTTCAACGTTATTGCCAACGAAAGTGCGGGCCACAGCAGCAATTACAGTGGTGCCAGACACAATCGCAGCCTTAAACAGCGCATCCGGGTCATCTTGGACAAAAGCCACGATGTCGTTTGCAACTGTGTTTTGCGGATAGTACTGACGGAACACTTTACCGAACGTAGGATCGGTATAAGAGCAGCCAAGGAACACACCAACAGGGGTCATTGCGGCGTCGGGGGTGTCACGCTCCAGAGTACCCGAAGAAACCAATTTGACAGGGTCACCATAAAAGATAGCCGTGCCATAGTTGGAAGCGATGGGAATCTGACGAGTAGCACCAGCGAACACCTGACCGCCGATCAAATTGATCGGTAGAAGCCCGTAGGGCTTCGAGACGGTAGGATAAGCCATTTTGTTACCTCACAAAAAGTTATTTGCCAGAACCGAATGACGTTTTGGACTTCTTTTCAGCGAAAAGAGGCATCCTCGGGTCATTCTCTCTCATAAAGTTGTTGTCTACAGCGTCCATGTTGTCTTTGGTGATCTTAGCGTAGTAGTTACTGCGCTGGTCAACAAATTCAGCAGGCATCTTGCAAAGCAACAACCCGGCGACCTCAATATTGTCTTTAAAACGACTATTGGGATCGACTAGCAGTGAAAATTTGGGTTGCTCCTCAATTCGGACAGGCTCCCAACCTTCTCGTAGTTTTGACGAGATGTTGCGGGCATCAGCCTTATCGAGCATAGAAACCCTCACCCATCGGTACGCATAACCCGGCTGCTTATCTGGTTGCGGCAGGGTTTCGGGGCGCATCCACTGCTTTGGGCGCTCCGCCGTACTACGGGTGTCTAATTCGCGTGCAAGTCTGTTTTCAGCCATTTTAGTTCTCCAAAGTTTTTGCATATTCCCGGGCATACTGCTCGGGGGTTAATCCCAATTTTTTCGCAAGGTTTATTTGCGATTGTTTCAGCACAATCCGCTTGGAAGACGTGCTTCGGGATGCCGGAGCAACCACTGTGGCAGGCTTACTTTCTGTGCGCGTAACGGGCTTGCCGCCCCCGTTAGTCGTTTGTGCTTCACTCTCTGAAGTACCGAAGTACTCAGGGAATCGACGCCGCATTGTACTGTCAATACGACGCCAGTAATCATCGGTGCCGACATACTGTTTACCTTCTTCGCGTTCCAGTTTTTGATGGAAGCCAAGGGCCAAAGCAGTCATCTCTGGGTCCGTCCCCCACCAAGGATTGCGCTCTTGCCACGCAAGGGTCTTGGAATCTGGAGTCGGAACTTGCACCTTCTCAGGTACAGTATTTACCTCAATTTCTTGAGTTTGTAAAGGGGGTCGGTAATTATTTACTTGCTGCATCTTGAAAGACGCAGTATTAAATTTTTCCTGCGCTGCCATGATCTGGTCAGCATCCCCGGAGTCGTAAGCCTCTTTATAGGCTCGCTTCGCCATTTCCAACTCAAGTTCGACAGCGTTTTTAACCGTGTCAATATAGGACTGTTCGCCAGCAGTGAGTTGAGTCTTGAGGCGTTTATTCTCTTCGACAATACGCTGGGCAAGAGTTATTGCTTCTTGCTGCTCGCGTAGAGCCGCCTCTTTAGCACGACGCTCGTCATGCCAGACTTTCTTCATCTGCTTGAGACGAATCTTTACCTTTTCCGAGTAGTCCTCAAGTTCGTCTTGCTCTAGTTCATCAACGATTTCTTTCGGGAGTGGCTCACGGACGCGACCCGTTACTGGGTCACGATCCTCTTCAGGCGTATCGTCAACAATCTCGACTTCGGGTTCCTGTTGTGCGGGTTTACCCTTAGTTTCGACAGGTGGTTTGGCCTGTTCTTGACCTTCGATTTCAAACTCGAAATCGTCCTTTGCTTCTGGGGGTTTAGGTAGAGGCATGTGTCACTCCTTATTTGCGCGAAATGCCGCGAGGGTCTTGAACAACCCCCTCAACACTGTCGTCGTTGATGATGCGGAACTCTTGTCCGTGAATTTTTAGCCTTGTGCCTGCATGGGGACGGACCAAAATAAAGTCCCCCTCCTTGCACCAAGGGCCACTTGGAAAACGCTTTTCGTCCTTAAAGCAATCTGGACCCAACTTCACTACGAATAACACCGTAGTCAGAAGTTCTTCGTGCTGTAGCGTGATGTCGGCTTTGACAATCCCGCTTTCATACGTGTTCTCAATCTCTGGAATTGCGCAGAGAATGCGATAGCCGGAAGGTTGCGGCAGTTGCTTGGCCTTCTCTTCTGCCGTTTGGGGCAGCACGGTTGTGTTGTTTGGGTCAGTTGCGTCCTGCCCAATTAAAATTTCAGTCATCTGAGTTCTCCATCCTTTCTTTGGTTTCAAGCAGCATATTGTTGGCAATTAGCAGGCCACGGTACACACCGCACGCATGTTGATACGCGCCGTAGTCCTTGGCTTTACCTATTACCAAATCTTCTTCGATGAGTTTTTGCTCATCACGTATCTTTTTTGAGAGATACGTTAGAAGGTCATCACTCATTCATTCTCCTTCTTCGGTGGTTGCAAATCTTGTTTCGCCTCGCGGGCGAGTTCCATACCTATGCGCATACCCTCGGCTTGTTGTTTGGCTTTGTCGATACCAACCTTTGCGCCAATCTGGGCACCTGCGATTTCTTTCTGTGCAGCAATACGCTCTCGTTCGACAGCCAGTTGATCCTTTTTGGCGGCGGCGTCGATGACAAGTTTTTGCTTCTTGATCTCGGCTTCTTGTTGCTTGATCTGAAGTTCGGCTTGCTGCATTTGCACAATAGGGTCTTGTGCGGCTTGCATCGCCTGTTCCTGCGCAACCGAGGCTTTGTTCTTTTGGAGAACTTGCTGGGCAGCGGCAGCAGCCAGACGAGAGATTTGCACTTCGGTGTCTTCCGACATCTCGGAGTCCGGAGCGGGGTAAGGCACACCAGCAGCCTCTTCGATCTGTTTGCGATACTCGAAGGCAAGGTGTTCTTGGATGTGTGCAGCCAATGCTGCTTGGATAGTGCGAGCGTTCGGGCTTTGACCGATCAACTGCGCAATCTTGGGGTCTTGCGCCGCAGCCATGTGCACGGTGATGTGTGCCTCATGGTCTTGGTAGATGAAGGCTTTGACAGGCTTGCCGTTAATCATGTCCATGTTTTCAGAGACAGGATCACGCGGCTTGAAGTCATCCTCCATCGGCACCAGTTTCGCAGCGTTCTTAATGCCCAGCACCTCCAGCATCTGACGATGCAGGTAGGGCAAGTCATACAGTTGAGGCGCAGTCTGCGCCAGTTGCATCACGGCTTGGTACTGAACCACCTTCTGCGACATAGTCGCGGCGTTGGGGTCCGATACCGGAATGACCTCCACCATGTCGTAGTCGCTACGCTTGGCATGCGGCGTCGCATCGTACGGCTCGTAGTCGTAGTCCTCGGGGGTGTAGTCACGGATGATGTTCTTGAGCAAGCGGAACTCTTGCTTCATCGCATAGTGAATGCGAGCCTGAACAGCAGACATCACTTTTAGCGTGCGCTCAAGAATCGCCAGCGTTGTACCTACTGGAGCCTGAGCAGACATGTCACTGACCTTGAGATCAGCGGCTGCTGCAAAGCGGCGTCCTTCTTCAACGATGGTACCGAGCAACGAGTACAGGACTTGGGACGGCTCCTTGTAGGGGAGCGTCATGATGTTGTCCTTGATCGTACCGCTGGTTACGTCAACGTCACGGAACTCTGCGGGGGCAATCGGCGTGTCATCGCCCTTAACCCGTAGCCCCTTCGTCTTGAAGCCACCCGGTAGGTTGGAGAGAGTACCAGCATCCACCAACTGACGAATAATGCTAGTACCAGACTTAGCAAAAGCGCCGATAAGATGAATAAGGCCAAAGGCATAGAAGCCAAAACCCGGAATATATGGGTAGTGGATGAAGTGGTTCCGCTTCTGTTTAGTCTCATCGTCGGGGTTCCAGTTGCGGCGGATTGCAAGAATAGTCTGCGTAGACTTTTCGATAGTCACCACATAAGGTAGAGCGATGCCTGTTGATTCACCATCCTCATCTTTGTCCTCGTAACCTTCGAGGTCGATGTCAACGTGCATCTCCAACAGTTTGTAGCGGTCATCCTGAGAAGCACGGAAGCCCATCTTCTCGGCAATCTTCTTCTCAACCTCGTCGAAGGTATCTTGTGGCTCACCCAACTCAACGTCAAGGTAGAAGCCCGCTACTTGAAGTTTGCGCAACTCGTTAGGGGTCTTGCGCATAACGTGAGTTACACGCTCGGCAGTCTCGATGTTTGACGCGCCGTAGGGCACCACAATATCTTCTGCGGGAACGAACACTGCCGTCTGGCGATTCAATGACGGATCGAAGTACACCTTCTTGAAGGCATTACCAGCCAGACCCAAACCCCACAGCATGCGCTCATGCTCAGGGCGATACTCGACCATTACCTCGGTCAACTCGTAGTTCATGTCATCTTTGACACGAATAGCGGCTTCGCGCTTCTCGGCAGTCTCTTTACCAATAATCTGCGTGCGCACCGGCCCACTGGCTGGGAATGTCTCCATCATGGTCTCGGCTTGGAACTTTACCAGTGCTTCAGACAGTAGCGGGTGATACACACCGCATGCTCCGGGCCAAGGCTCGGTACGATCTTCGATCTTCATACCTAGCAACTCAAGACCGTCGGTATAAGTCTGCATCCAGTCTTTACGTGACGATATGTCCTCATCAAAGTCGCCTAGCAGATTACCCGCGAGTTCCGCCAAGACCTTGTCGTCCATTTCTTCCGCAAGGTTGGCACCGAAGTCATCGTCCTCTTTTTCAGCCGGTTCGATCTCAATTTCAAGACCACCAGCACGAATTTTTACTTCCTCTGGGTCTTCAATCTCAATCTCAATATCAGGCTCTTGGCCTTCTAACAGATCGGTTAACCCCATCGGGGCTTGTGCTAGTGCTTTATCTATTGCCATGATGTGTCCTTTTAGTAATACCCCTCAAACTTGCGTCTGAACATTATCGGCTCATCTTCCTCATCGAGTGAGGTACGGATATAGCCGCCTTTACGGAATCTCATTAACGCAAGAGATACCGAGTCAACATAGTCATCATGCTCGCCGGAGGGGAAACTGGCAACCTCATCAATGACCTCTTCTGCCCAATGGGTGTTGGGTGCCCATACCCGCCCAGAGGCGAATAAGTCAGACACCGCATTCAATCTCGAAATCTTATCGTTACCTTTGACTGGAGTGAACTCTTGGACTGGTATGCCCATCGCTCGCAACTCGTATATCAAGGGTGCCCCCGATGCTCTTTTCTCGATTATCACGGAGTCGGGTTGCCACTCTTTGTAGTGCTCGATAGCCACTCGTTTGAGTTCTGGAAACTCCATCCGGTCTCGGAAGGCATTTAGGAGGATGATGTTTGTATCTGTTTTGCCCGTATCGGGGTTCTCTTGGTAGAACACACCCCACGTCGTACAGGCTGAATAGTCAGCACGGTTGGACTTCTCGAAGGCCGTATCCCATGACATCAGGGTAAAGTCACAGAACGGTGGGTCATCCCGATCCCATTCTTGCCACCAGTCACGTTTGACGATGGCGGAGGTCTCCGAAGTGGGCTGCTGCATGTACTGCGCCATCCACTTGCTGTTTGGGAGTTCTTTTTGGAGGGCTTGCAACTCAATAAGTGACCAAAACTCAGGCCACAGGGGGTTTCCAGAGGGCAAAATAGCCGGAAAGTCGATGACTTCCCACTCTTCGCCGCCCCGTTGGGCCTCTGCCTTGATAACTTGGCCCGTCAAATCCTTCTTTGACCACCGCGTCATCACGATCACGATGGCTCCACCCGGTTGCAGACGCTGCCGAGGGCCTGATGTGTACCACTCGTAGGTCTTGTCGTATATCTCGGGGTTAGTTTCCGCCAGCGCGGCCTCTTGTTCACTGTGTGGGTCGTCGATGATGAGCAGGTCAGCACCTTTACCGGTCACCGCACCGCCCACACCGATAGCGAAGTAGTCACCTTGCTTGTTTGTCGCCCAGCGTCCAGCCGCTTTTGAGTCGGCTTGCAGCCCAACTCCCGGAAAAATCTTTGCATACACCTCTTGGTCCACCAAGTTTCTAACTTTACGTCCGAAGCCCACAGCCAGTTCTGCCGTGTGGGAGGTCTGGATGACCTTCTTGTGTGGAAATTTGCCGAGGAACCATGCCGGAAGCAGGTATGAGGCAAACTCGGACTTAGTATGCCGGGGAGGCATGTTGATAATGAGCCTCTTGCACTTGCCCTCGGCTACTCGCTCGAAGGCCGCTGCCATCTTGGCGTGGTGTTTACCACTGATGAATGTAGGCCAGACCTCTTTAACGAAGGCCAGAAACTTAGTCTGCGCC